GCCGGCGGCAAGATGAAGCGCATCTGGATCGAGGAGGAGACCTCCCCGGGCGGCGTCGACTACATCGAGATCCGCGTAGGCAACACGCTGGTGCACGAGACCACGCGTGCCGCGCTGGAGCACTCGCAGAAGAAGAACGGCCTGACTCCCCAGGCCGGCATCGTCTGCCTGGACTTCATCGAGGACGGCAACCTGTCGGGCGTGCTGGACACCGGCAGCGCCGCCAACGTGGAACTGCGCATCAACGGCGTCGCCGACACCTACAAGGTGGTGTACGACTTCATCGACCCCATCAACCGCCTGTAAGGAAGGTGCGCGATGTGGCCCGATGACGCGGGGAACTTCATGTCGGACTGGGCGACGGGCGACGCGTACGTCGAGCCCCGCACGTCCGACACCGCCGCGCCCGACCTCGCCACGGCGAGCCAGGGCGTGGACAACTCCGGCACCGGCTCCGCGTGGGGCGGCTTCGGCAACCTGGTCAACCAGGTTGTCGGCGCCGGCCTGGGCGTCTGGACGGCGCGGCAGAACGCGGAGCTGCAGCAGCAGCGCGCGCAGGCCGCGCAGACGCAGCCCGTGATCGGCTGGTCGGCGGCGACCGGCACCACGGGCGGCAGCCTGCGCGTGAGCCCGATGCTGCTGCTGCTCGGCGCGGTCGGCCTGGCCGTCGTGTTCGCCGGCAAGGCCAAGGGCTGACGCCGTGTCGGGCAACGCCATGTACAGCTTCGACTTCAAGTCCAGTTCCGCCGCGCGCAGCGGGGATGCCGTGCAGTACGGCTCATCGATTGGCGCGCCCTTCAACGTCAACTTCGGCAACGGGGTGACGCAGGGTGGTGGCGTGCCGGGCTGGGTGTGGGTCGCCGGCCTGGTTGTGGCGGGGCTGTGGCTGTGGAAACGATCCAAGTGAGCCAGCTGCAGCCCGAGCGGGCTGCAGCGCTTCTGGCCGGCATCGAGGGCCTGGACCCGGCGGGCGTCGTCACGCGGGAAGACCTGGGCGCCATCGCGGCGCGCGGGGCGTGCTTCCTCGCCAGCGGAGACGCCGGCAGCCAGGCCGTCTACATCGTGCACATCGACAACGGCGTGGCCTGGATCGACGCCGCGCGCGGCAGCGGCCCGGCCGACTGGACGGCGGTGCTGCTGGCCGCCATCGAGCGGCAGACGGCCGGCGCGTCGAGCGTGCGATTCCAGACGGCGCGGCGCGGCCTCATGCGCCGCGCACTGAGGCAGGGCTACACGGTGCGCGGCTGGATTCTCGGAAAGGACATGCAGTGAACCTGCTTCGTGAACGTCAGCGCCTGCAGGTAGACCGCGGCTGCTGTTACATCGGCGGCTCGAGTAAGAGCGCGACCGAGAACAAAACGGAAGTGCGCGACATGCGCGTGGTGGGCGCCGAAGGCTCCACCAACGTGAGCATGAACGCGGGCGACAACTCCACGACCACGGTGACGCTGACCGACCACGGCGCCGTGGCCGGCGGCCTGGACCTGGGCTCCAAGGCCATCGATGCCGTCGTGAAGAACGGCGAGCTGACGCAGAACACCGCCGCGACCATGTACTCCGGCGCGCTGCAGGCCGTGCAGGCGAGCAACGCCACGGTGGCCGACATGGCAAGCCAGGTGGCCGGGCAACTCGCCACCGCATTCACCGACGCCAAGGCGCCGGACAAATCCATCCTGATCGTGGGCGGCGCCGTCGTCATCGGCCTGGCCGCGCTCACGGTTCTCGCCAAGAGGTGACATGGCAACCGTACTGATCGCACTGCAAGCCGGGAAGAAGACGCGCCAGAGCTTCGGCCTGGCGCGCTTCCTGACCTTCCGCAGCCTGGGCGCCGCGGCGACCGTGGACGTCGACATCGAAGTCGCCGGCTTCGCCACCGAGACCCTGCGCAACTGCCGCGCGGGCGAGCGCATCGCCGTGCCGATGCCCGGCTTTGAGTCGGTGACCTTCACCGCGCCGGTGGACTGCACCGTCGAAGTCGTCGCGTCGATGCTGGATCTGCGGATCAACAACAACGAGGGCAGTACCGTCAACGCGAACATTCTCGGCACGGTGCCCGTGCAGATCTCCTCGCCGGTGCCGGTCCCGGTGGTGGCCAGTCGCGGCGACGCGCCGGGCAACCCGTTCTACGTCTCCGGGCTGACGCTGGACGACACGCCGGCGGCCTCCCTGGTCGACAACGCACCGGTCGCTGTGAACGAGACGGCCGACCCGATCCTGGCTGCCGACGCGACGCGCCTCGAGGCGCGCTTCACCAACAACGGCACGGACCCGGTAGCCCTGGGCGGCGCCGGCATCACGTGGGCCAACCGCACGATCGTCGTGAACCCCGGTGATAGCTGGGTCGAGGTGAAGGGCGCCGCCCTGGCCTGGTACGGCATCACAGAGGCTGCCGGCAAGACGGCCAGCGTCAACACGCAGGTGCTGACGGCATGAGCGCGCGCGGCGGGTACTTCACCAGGAACCGGCACAGCGCCGCCCTGAACTACGTTGCCGGCACCATCGGTGCCGTGCTCAACGACGTGGCGCTGAACGTCAAGATGTTCCCTTGGCTGGCGAAGGGTGACGGCGTTACGGACGACAGCGCGGCCATCCAGGCGGCCGAGAACGCGGCCGCGGCCGCTGGCGCCGCCACCGGACGCTACCCGGTGCTGCGCTTCCCGGTGGGCGACTACCGCTGCAACTCGCTGCAGTACAACAAGGTCGTGAGCTGGATCGGCCCTGAGGTCGGCAGCGCTCGCCTGGTCTACAACGGCCCCGACAACGTTGCGGACAGCTACATCGTCGGCCTGGTCGCCGGGGCCGGCGCGGTTCCGTACTCCGGGTTCTACAACCTGACGTTCGTCGGCTTCGATGCGACGGGCACGGCCGGCCCGGCGTGCGCGCATGCGATCCACAACCTCGGCACCAACCTCGATTGGGGCTTCAAGCTCCAAAACCTGCAGTTCCAGAACTTCTATGACGATGCGCTGCAGCTGCGCGGCGCGGCGTCGGTGTTCGTCAACCTGTTCCTGCACCGCCTGCGCTTCGACGGCGTGGGCGGCTTCGCGATCTACATCGGCAGCAACAACGTCAACAGCGGCTCTCCCTTCGTCCTGGACGACTTCACCCTCGACAACAACCTGAGCGCCAACGCCATCACGAAGATGACGGCGATCGGGAAGTACGACGGCGCGCGCTGGGGCAAGGGGCTGCTTCGTCTGGAGGACGGACAGGGCGTGGCGGCGCACATCGCCAACGCGCGCATCGAGCTGAACCGAAAGCTGATCGCCCACAACGGCGGCTACGGCCTGATTTACAGCAACCAGACGATCGCGGGCACGCGCTGCTTCATCAACGCGCAGAACCTGCAGGGCACGGCTCGCCAGGATCAGACCGTGATGTTCCTGCGTGACGTCACCGGTCGCACCACGTTCCGGCATGCCGACATCGGCATGAGCAACCTGGCCAAGCTGGTCGACTGCCCGGCAAGTCCCGAGCGCGACGTGTTCCACAACATGACGAACCCGGGCTTCAGCGCGAGCCTGCTGACGCAGCAGATCGGCCTGCACGTGGGTGGCCACACGCTGGAGTGGCGCCCGAACCCGCCCGAGCAGGTCGCGGGCAACTTCTCCTCCTACAAGTTCGGTGACCTGGTGTTCAACACCACGCTCGGCGCGGGCCGTCCGGTCATCTGGCAGGCCAAGTTCCCGACCACGGGCTTCGCGATCGGCGCGGCCAACCAGATCACGGCGGCGGCCGTCGTCACCGCCGGGAGCGCCACGGTGGGTGTGCCGTCGACCACCTTCGCCAACCTCGCGCCCGGCCTGGCTATTACGCTAGTGGGCGCCGGTGCGGCCGGGGCGAGCCTCAACACGCGCGTGACGGCGGCCGATGAGGTGGCGGGGACGATCACGGTGGCGGACGTGCCGGCGACGTCGGTGAACCCGGCGACGATCAACTTCAAGCCCGCCGAGTTCGCTCCGGTGCTTTACCAGGCCGGAGTCTCCCCGGACCGCGGCTCCGCGGACGTCGCCCTCACGCTGGGGGTCGACGCGCCGACGCAGATCTTCAACAGCCCGCTCGGCGCGGTGAAGACCGTCACCTTCGCGGCGCCGAGCGCGGCCAACGTGGGCAGCAGCTCGCTGGTAACCGGCAAATTCCGGATCGTACGGACCGCTGCCGCGACGGGCGCCTCGGTGCTGAACGTCATCCATGCCGCAGGAACCAAGGCGCTGGCCGCGGGCCAGTGGGCCGAATGCGAGCGCGACTCCACCGGCGCGTGGACCCTCACCGCCGCCGGCTCGCTGTGATGAACCGCGCCGCGCTCCTCCTGCTCACGGCCTCCGCGCTGCTGCTGCTCGCTACGCAAGCGAGCGCGCAGCAGGGCGACGGCAACGCGCCGGACGATCCGGACGCAGGGGAGGGCGACTGGCGCCTGCCGGGCATGGATGCCGCAGCGAACCTTTTCAACGATGCAGTGGGAGCAATGACGATGCAGGACCAAGGGCGCATGAGCCCCGCCGGCCTGGCGATGCTGGAACAGTTCGAAGGCTTCTCCGCCACGCCGTACGCCGACCACAAGGGCAACAGCATCGGCTTCGGGCACCTGATCCAGCCGGGCGAGGACTACACCTACCTCACGCGGGAGCAGGGCGAGCAGCTGCTCGCGCAGGACGTCGCGAGCGCCGAGCGCACCGTCAGCGCCGCCGTGTCGGTGCCGCTGAACCAAGGCCAGTTCGATGCGCTGGTCTCCTTCACCTACAACGTCGGCGCGGGCGCCTTCCGGGCCTCCACGCTGCTGCGCAAGCTGAACGCGGGCGACTACGCCGGCGCGGCCGCGGAGTTCCCGCGCTGGGTCAACGCCAGCGGCCAGCGCAACGAAACGCTCGTGGCGCGCCGCGACCAGGAACAAGCTCTTTTCGAGGCATGACATGAAACTGAACCTCCTGACCATCGCCGCCGTCGGCTTCGCGGGCTTTGCGGGCCTGTACGCCTATCGCCGCGCGCATCCGCAGCACGATCCGAACGTCAGCCCCGACGACACCGGCGTCTTCGCCCAGGCGAGCGCGCAGCGCCAGGAGAGCGGCGCGGCCATCCAGCAGAACCTGGACTACCTGCGCTACTGGGCCTCGCCGCTGTCGGACACGATCTACAGCACCGGCTCGCTCGGGGACTGACCATGAAGAAACTCCTGATCGTGGCGGGCTGCGCCGCTGTCGTCGGCTACCTGTGGGGCTTCAAGCGTGGCGTGGCCGTGGGCGCCGCGCAGCCGACCGCCGGCCCGGTGATCGGCGGCGGTACCGACTGGCTGGATCAAGGCACCTGGGCATGAGCGCCCCGACCATCAACCTGTCGTCCGGCGGTGCGCTGGCCCTCGGCGCCATCGTCGTCGGCGGCGTGGCGCTGTGGTGGCTGACCGGCAAGGATGCGAACGGCAAGCCGCGCGCGCAGAGCCTGGGCGAAGCCGCGGGCACGGCTGTCGTCGACGCGGCCGAGGGCGCCGCGACGGGCGTGGTGCTGGGCGTGGGCGATGCCGTGGGCGTGCCGCGCACCGACACCGACGCGTGCCAGGCGGCGCTGGCCGCCGGCGACTACTGGGAGGCTTCGTTCAAGTGCCCGGCGGGCACCTTCCTGAGCGCGAGCTACGACAAGGTCAAGACCAGCATCAACCCGTTCGCGATCGACACGCCGGCCAGCACCGGCGGCGCGACGGGCAGCTGGTGACCGAACGATTTTTCAACAGGAGAGAGAGACGATGAAACGACTGACGCAACCTTCGACCTGGGCCGGCTTCGCCGCCATCCTCGGTGTCGTGGCCGGCTTCCTGCCGCCGCAGTACCAGGTGCTGGCGCAGGCCATCACCGCCGGCCTGGGCTCCATGGCCGTGGCGCTGAACGAAAAGGCCGGCGGCTGACCATGAACGTGGATGCATCGCTGCTGCTGCAGGTGCTCGCGCCGGTTGCGGCGGCGGTGGGCGTGTATGCGGGCATCCGTGTCGACCTGGCACGCCTGTACGAACGCTCCGACGCCAACCAGAAGGACGCAAAGCGCGCCCATGACCGCATCGACGCCATCGTCATGCGAGGTGGCCGCCCGTGAAGGCCGCGCCCACCAGGTGGATTCCGACGCTGCCCGAGGTGACCCGGGAGGCGCTGATCGTCATCGGCGGCGCGCTGCTGGCCGCCGCCGTCATCGGCTCGCTGCCGGGCGTGAAAGCCTGGATCAAGGCGCAGTGGGGCGACACGCCGCAGCAGCTGTGACCCGGCCGCGCGGCTGATCGCAGCCGCCGGCCCTTCGCTCCTTCACAACCGAATTACCGTGACGCCCAGAGCGGCGAGTTCGCGGCGCCGAAGTCCCCGGTTGCCTCCAGGTAGGCGATGCGGGTGCGAAGCGTCGCGTTCTCCCGCTCCAGGGCGGCCGCCAGGCCGCGGGCTACGCGCTCGCCGTTGACGACGTCGCAGTAGAGCCAGGACAGGCCCCAGCGGCTTTCCCAGAACAGCGCCAGGTGCGCCATGCGCGGCGCGTTGCCGCTGCGCTGCCAGCGCTCGACGGTGCGGGTGCACACGCCGAGGTGGCGGGCGATCTGCCGCTTGTCGCGGGTGGGCAGATCGTCCAGGAGGGTCAGGATGTGCGGGGTCTGCGTAGGTGCACGGAACATCGCTTTTCCCTGTTGTTTTTACAGGGGAACGCTAGTTCGCATGCAGGGCGGGCGCGGCCTTGTTGGTGAACAGCCAGAGGCCGAGCAGCCAGTCGGGCAGCGGCTCCGGCGTCGGCTCGATCTCGTCCGATTCGTCTTCGTCGTCTCGGCGCTTGATTTGACGTAATACGCAGTCACCGAGCGGAGGGACGGTTTGGGCTGGCGCGGGAGACGGCGAGGCGAGGCCCGCCGCCAGCACGATCCCCGCCACGGCTCCCCCCAGTCGTTTCAGCGCCTCCTTCAGCGCGGCCTTCGCCGCATCGGACTTCGTCCGCTCCACCACCTGGTCGAGCAGCACGATGTCCGGCCGCTCCCCCATGGCGACAGCCACCTTGATGGCCGTGTCGTCGTCCATCGTGCTCTCGGGCTTGTTGCGGTAGCGACTCAGCGTCGACGCAGCAATCTCGAGTTCCTTTGCGACGCGGTAGTCGCTATTCCAATCTCGCTTCTTTCGAAGACGATCGATCCATTCACCAGCTTTCATGGCCCGCAACTCCTGAAAATGTCGCCAACAGGGTAGTTCAAGTGTGCATAGGGTGCAACGGCCGAAGGTGTCGAAGCTTCGACCCCCTTGACCCATTCGATGGGGTCGAACTATAGTCGCGCTCGCCGCCGGGTTCTGGCTTAACTGCCGGTCGGACCGCAACTCCATTCCTGCCCGGCGGCCCCTTTGGGGGGTTGCGGTGCCGTCAGTCGGCATTAGGAAGAAACGTTGCAATTCGTCCACCGTACTGAGGCCCGCGCGCCCGCGCCGGCCCTCGCCCCCGCGCCCGCCAAGCGCTTCTACTGGCACCTCGAGTTCATCTGCGACGACACGCCGTACCTGTGGCACGGCATGGCCGCTTCGCGGGACAACGCCATCGCCTGGGCCCTGACGGACCTGGAGGACGATCACCCCTTCTTCAAGGCCACCGGCGCGCGCTGCGTGGCCGCCGCCTATTCGGCCGTCGTGTGGCCCTGCTCCTGCAGCTGCGCAGGGGAGGGGCACTGATGGACCGCCTGACTTCCGAGGAGCGCCTGGCGCTCGTCACGTTGCGGACCGCAAGGGACGCCCTCATGGTCGCCATCGAGGCGTGCCGGCTGGCCGGCTTCGGCGGCGTGCACGTGCTCGGCCCGCTGGAGCAGATCCGCGCCGATCTGGCCAAGGTGTCCGCCGTCGTGGAGGGCAAGGCCTGATGGTCCGCGAGCACATCGAGTTCCTGACGCGCGGCCCGATCCTGCCGCACCTGACGTTCTATCGCCGCTTCCGCCTGGAGGTGGACTGCGCCGGCGCGCAGTTCGCGCGGGAAATCGAAGCCGTCGACGAGCGCGCCGCGTTCCGCACAGCCGCGCACGACATCGCCGTGCGCTTCCCCGCCATCGAGGCGCACCAGGTGCGTCTGCTCTCTTGCGTCGAGGTGTCGGCATGAGCCGCTGGATCCCGGTCACCGAGCAGCTGCCCGATGCCGACCTGGTCGTGCTGATCGCCTGCGACGAATCGATGCACAACGAGCCGGTCTGGATCGGCTACTACGACCCGAGCCAGCAGGGCTCGCCGTGGCGCGACGTTGAAGGCATGCCGGCCTTCGTGACGCACTGGCAGCCGCTGCCGTTCCCGCCCTCTGTCACCGAGGCCGATGTCATGCCAGAAGGTGAGCGCGCGTGAAGCCGCATCCCGCCTTTCACCCGTGCCTCTGGATCGTCTCCGCGATCCTGTGGGCGATCATCATTGCTGTCGCTCGCGCACTCGCCTGATGCTGGGCCCGTGGAGCGTTCTCACCGGGGCGGTGCAGCCGCCGCCCTGGTCCGGCCCGGTGCGCGTGCACCGGCTCCCCGACGACGATCCGTGCCCCGACCTCGCGCCGCCGCGCGCGAAGCCCGGGCCCCTCAAGGGCAGCAAGCCGAGCCCGAAGGGCACGCGCCGGCCACGCGCATCGCAGTCGAAGCAGGCCCGCGAGCTGCGGCAGCTGCAGCGCCGCGCGCAGGAGGCCGTGCTGCAGGCCGCGCCGGCCTGGTCGCTGATCCGGCACGGATCGGCCAAGGAGCACCTGGTGCAGCAGGTTAGCCCCGCGCTGTGGTGGCCGTTCCCGGAGAATCACGGCCATGACGAACCTCACGGACAGCATGCGGGCGGCGCTCGACATGCTCACGGCGCACGGCGATGCCGCCCTGGTGCGCACCTGGAGCCAGTGGTGGGTGCCGGAGTCGGTCCACGCGATGGGATGGGATCCGCAGCCGGCGGAGGTTGTGACGACGGCGACGGTGCATGCGCTGGCCAAGCGCAAGCTGCTCAAGTTCACCGGGTCGAAACGCAGAGTGTTGTCGGGAGCGAACCGCAAGGATTTCTGGCGCGCCGAGTTGACGGCCGCCGGACTGGCGCTGATCGCGCAGCAGGCGGACGCGGCTGCCGTGGCCGCGCAGCAGCTGCTGCAGAAGGTGGCCACGCCCACCAGGTAGCGCCGGAGGCGCGGCCATGAGCCGCGACTTCGAGGAAAAGAACTCCGTCCGGTGGAAGGACGGAGTCCCGCTGACCGCGGATCGCCGCTACGGCACCAAGGCGGATCCCGACCCGTTTCGGGAGGCCACGATCAGGGTCCCCGAGTTCCTCCGCCTGGAGAAGGTGGTGGACCTGAATACGCTCGCCAACGTGCTGCGCAGCCCGCTGGCGACGCGCATCTACATCCTGATGCTGTGCGGCGCCGACTTCCACACCGGCGAACTCACCACGACCTACAAGCGCTTCGTCGCTCTCTGCACCGAGCCGAAGCCGGAGCGCGGCCCGCGCCCGCCGCCGCCGACCTACTGGCAAGTCCGCCGCGCCATCGAGCAGTTGATCGAGGTCGGCCTGGTCGCGCGCGATCCCACCAGCAACGAGGCGCTTCAACAGCTGCGAATCGCCGTGATTCCACGGGCTAAGGCGACCGGTAAAAAAGCTCGCCCGCAGGATTAGACCGCAGGGAACCCCGCAGGGTTTCGCGGGGCCCTCTACAGAGGGAAAACACAGCGAATCGGCGCCCTATCTCCGCAGGGATTTGCTCAGGGGGATCACTGAGGAAATACATTCTTATAGGGAATAACAACGCCGCGCGCGAGGAAACGCACCGAGTTATCAACAGCCCCCGCAAGCGGGGGAGGGCAGGGCCCCGGGCTCGCCCTCTGCGGGGCGAGCGGCGAGCGCAGCGCCATCGAGGGAACCTCAGCGGATAACCAGGGCAGCAGAACAGCCAGAACATCCGTCTTCAGTGAAGGAAGGCCGGCGGCTGGCGAGAGCCGCGCCCCATCACTGACGCCGCGCGAACGCGAGGAATGGGGCCGCCAAGGCGCGAACGGCGCGCCGGTGGGGGGGGTAGGGAGGTTCGCTTCGCCGGCGGCCTTAAATCGCCGGAAAATCCGGCTCGGCGTTGCGGCCCGGCGGTGTGTCCCCTCAGGAGGTGTGTTCCGTGTCCCCCGCCGCCAATCTCGCCGCGCAGCTGCGCGACCTCGCCGCCCGCGCCGCCGCGCATTCCAACCCCGTTGCCCTGGCCGCCGTGCTGCATGACGGCTTCGGCGCCATCGCCGGCCTGCTGGAGGACGGCGAGAAGGCGCTCGCCGGCATCGTCAACGACGCCGCCACGGCGATCCACGCCCTCACGCCCGCCGACCGCAGCGCGCTCGAGCAGCTGATGGGTGTGTCGCTGCCGGCCGGCGACCAGGTGCAGCAGCCCGCGGCCTCGAGCTTCGGCTCGGCCGCCGCGCCGGAGCACCAGCCCGACGCGCACCTGGTGGACACGTCCGCTGTGTCCGAGCAGGAACTCGCCGCCGTGGCCACCGCGCCGCGCGTCACCCTGGCCGAGGTGCAAGCCAACATCGCCAGCGAACACTACTTCACGGGCGAGCAGGCCGTGCACGCCGCGTACCTCACCGCCGGCGGCGCTGTGCCGAGCGTGCCGCAGCTGGGCGTGCTGACCTTCTGCGTGCTCACGCTGCGCAACGGCTTCACCGTCACCGGCGAATCGGCCTGCGCGTCGCCGGAGAACTTCGACCCGATCATCGGCCAGCACCTGGCGCGCGAGAACGCGGTGCGCAAGATCTGGCCGCTCATGGGGTACGAGCTGCGTTCCAAGCTGGCGGGGGCCTGACCATGAGCCGGGAAACCGTGGCCCGCAGCACCTGCCAGTGCTGCGGCGGCGAGGTCGCCGTGAAGACCAACGTGAGCGGGAAGGCGTACTACTCCTGCGATCACTGCGGCGTGAAGGTGCAACACACCTGGCAGCGCAGCTCCGACGCCTTCCTGGCCAAGGTCGCGCCGAAAAAGCCCGAGCCGGCGCCCGCGCCGGCCGCCAGCAGCAACCCGCCTGCGCCGGCCGCGCCCGCGCGCCGCAGCGCCGGCACCATCCTGGGGTGACACCATGATCGACGGACAACCCCAAGGCGGCGGCGACTTCCGCGCCGTGCTGGCGCAAGCCAAGGAAATCGACCAGGCGGCCGAGGACATCCTCACCGGCGGCGAGAAGAAGGAAACCGCACCCGTGGAGGTCATCGACCCGGCCGAGGCCTGGGCCGCGATCCCGATGCAGGTCGGCGCGCTGCTGGCCATCGCCGCGCCCGAACTCAAGGCGGTCTACACCCCGAAGGCGTGCATGGACTGGGGCCGCGACATGCACCGGCTCGCCACGAAGCGCGGATGGTCCGCCGAGGGCCTGCCGCCAGAGGTGGCGGCCGGCATTTCCACGGCGGGCCTGCTGCTGCCGACGCTGTTCGTCCTCAAGACGAAGCGCGACGCCATGCGGCGCGCGCGCCAGGCGCAAGCGCAGGCGGGCGGCGAGGGCGCCGCGGCCGGCGTGATCCCGGAAGGGCAGGGGCTCCCCGATGGCAACGCGGGCGCCTAAGAGCGCGGCGCCGCGCGCCGCGAAACCCGGAAAATCCGAGCAACCCACCGGCACCGCCAGTGCGCAGAAGAAGGCCGACATTCTGATCGCCATCGGCGCGACGGGCAGCGGCAAATCGACGCGGATCAAGGCGGACATGGACCGCCGCAACCTGCGCCGGCTGATCGCCATCGACACCATGCGGGAGTACGACGGCATGCCGTCCTTCACCCGCATCGACAAGCTGGTCGAGGCCGTGCAGGCCGCGGAGTTCCAGGTCCGGTTCTTCCCGTCGGACGATCCCAAGATCGCCAAGGCGCAATTCGACGCGATCTGCCTGCTGGCCATGCAGGTGCGCCGCGTCGGCCTGCTGGGCGAAGAGCTCTCCAACTTCGTGCGCGCCAACGGCGGCGGGCCGGGCTGGACGGCCGTGATGACGCGCGGCCGCCATGCGGAGCTGGTGCTGTACGCGACCAGCCAGCGGCCGGCGCTGATCGACAAGACGGCCCTCAGCCAGGCCACGCGGCTGTACTGCGGCAACCTGGAGTTCCCGGAGGACATCGAGGTCATGGCCAAGATGCTCAGCACCCCGCAGGAGCGCGTGCTGCCCGAGGAAATCCAGGCCCTGGGGCCGTGGGACTTCATCGAGAAGCACCGCGAGACGAAGATCATCCACCGCGGCAACCTGGCGCAAGGGGCACCGCGATGAAGATCGGCGACAAGGACTACCAGGTGAAGGCCGACGCGGCCCGCCAGCGCGTGCAGCTGCAGGTCAAGGTGTTCGGCTTGTGCGTGGCCGCCGAGGACGTCAGCCCCGACCAGGCGCGGGCGCTCGCGCGCCTGCTTGACCAGGCGGCCGACGCCGCCGAGGCCCGACCCGGGACGCTGCTATGAGCCTGTATTCGATGAACACCTTCACCGTGCACGCCAACGCGGCGCGCGGGGTCGTGATCGTCACGGTGGTGGCCGGCGGAATCGAGGACGCCATCCGGGTGGCGTTGGAAGCCGTGACGGTTGATCCCGAGCTGGTGGCCAAGCTCGGAGGCCGACCGCTCCCTCCCTGGGATGTGGTGCAGGTGACGCGCGGGGCGCGTGCCTGGTTGCGTGGTGCGTCAGCGACGAAATAGAAAAAAGCCGACAGACGGCTAAGCCGGGAATTGCTGCATATCGCGGTGGTTCCCGGCTTTTGCGCACTTAAGGGGTGTCGATTGAGAGTGATGACGCGGGCTCGGATAGCCCGAGTCCATCAACTTTCAGGAGAGCGCAATGCATCCCTACGTGAAAACCGGCCTCATCGCCCTGGCCGCCTACGCCGTCGCGGCCATCGTCAATTCGACGGTCGCCATCCCCGTCGTCGGCGCGTACCTGCCCAAGAAGTCGGCCTGAGCGGAGGTCAGCCCCATGACCTTCAAACTCGACGCCACCAACCTGCAGAACGTCACGCCGGGCAACACGGCCACGCTGACGCTGCCGGTGGGCAAGAACGCCCCGACGCTGGACAAGCTGCAGTTCGAACTGGGCGGCGGCCTGCTGCCGGCGCACCTGCTGTCCGTCATCGGCAAGGGCAACGGCCGCATGTTCTTCGAGGAGGACGAGGGCGCCGTCGCGATCAACAAGCGCGATGCGTACCGCGGCCTGTTCGTGGAGAACGGCTTTCTCACCATCGACTTCACCGAGCCCAAGGCGCGCAACGGTGCGGTGGAACAGCTGCTGGCGTCGGTGCCGATGTCGCAGCTGCAGAAGCTCACCTTCGACATCAAGATCGACGCCGCGGCCCCGGCCGGCTCCACGCTCAAGGCGCAGATGCACCTGCGCCAGCCCACCAGCAACCCGTACATCCTGAAGCGCCTGAACACCACGCAGGCCTTCGCGAACGCGGGCCAGCACATCATGTACCTGCCCACCGGCGGCGCCGGCGGCAAGATGAAGCGCATCTGGATCGAGGAGGAGACCTCCCCGGGCGGCGTCGACTACATCGAGATCCGCGTGGGCAACACGCTGGTGCACGAGACCACGCGCGCCGCGCTGGAGCACTCGCAGAAGAAGAACGGCCTGACTCCCCAGGCCGGCATCGTCTGCC